TTAAAGGCGTTGGTGGAGGTACTGTAGAAAAAGATACAGGAACCACAGCTTGCACTCCTAACGGAATATTTGTCGGGTGTTTTTTTACCGACGCAGCATCAGGCCCAAGATATCAAAATTTTTGGCCTGCAAGTCAAGTAGCAACGGATGCAGTAGCATACATTGTTGATGACCCAAATATATTGTTTAAGATTGCAATTACATCTTCTGGTGTAGTTATCAGTTCTTTGGCAATAACTGACATAGGCGCAAACTTGCAAATCACGCAAACTGCGGGAGCCACTATTAATGGTGTATCTCGTGTGTCTGCTGATGACACGTCTGCAACGACTAACACTTTTCCTCTACGAGTCATAAGTCTAGTTGAAGAAACTCGCAACGCTGCTGGTGGTTACACCGAAGCGATATGCAAGTGGAACGCTGGGCATCAATATGGCGCAGTACTAGGCGTTTAAGGAGTAATTTGAGATGACTATAAGCAGAGCGCAAATGCTCAAAGAGCTTTTACCCGGTCTTAATGCTCTTTTTGGGCTTGAGTACAACAGGTATGGCGAGGAGCATAAAGATATCTACGAGTCAGAAACTTCAGAACGAGCGTTTGAAGAAGAACAGAAACTATCTGGTTTTTCTGCAGCACCCGTTAAAGCTGAAGGTTCCGCAATTGAATATGACAATGCACAAGAGTCATACACAGCGCGGTATACACACGAAACTATTGCGATGGGATTTTCAATCACAGAGGAAGCTATAGAGGATAACCTTTATGACTCTCTTTCTGGTCGATATACCAAAGGTCTAGCTCGTGCGATGGCTTACACAAAGCAGGTTAAAGGATCTAATGTCTTAAACCGAGCTTTTAACAGCACGTACACATATGGAGATGGAAAAGTGCTTTGCGCTACAGATCATCCACTTGTGTCTGGTGGAACTAACTCAAACCGTCCTGCCAATGCCGCAGATTTGAATGAGACTTCTTTGGAAGCCGCTATCATTCAGCTTGCTAGTTGGACTGACGAGCGTGGACTTTTAATAGCCGCAAAAGCTAAGAAGCTAATTATCCCAGCAGACCTTATGTTTGTTGCGGAGCGACTAATGAAGACACCTAACAGAGTTGGGACTGCAGATAACGATATCAATGCCATTAAATCAATGGGTATAGTTCCGGGGGGATTTGCAGTTAATAATTTCCTCACAGATACTAACGCTTGGTTTTTGACCACTGATATTCCAAACGGACTGAAGCATTTTACTCGTGCAGCAATGTCTACTTCCATGGACGGTGATTTTGACACCGGAAATGCTAGATATAAAGCGCGTGAAAGATACTCGTTCGGTGTGTCTGATCCATTAGGAATCTTCGGGTCACCCGGATCTTCTTAATAATACTTTGCAGTATATGAGAGGGGGCCTTGTGCCCCCTTTCTTTTTTGTGTACTCTCAAGACTATCTAGGAATTATTTAGCTATAACGACTGCCCTAGCAGACACTTATTATGACGTTATAGTGAAACCTTTAATAAGGAGGTCAGCCAAATGGCTAATTCAACTTTTTCCGGCCCAGTTCGATCCGAAGATGGGTTTACTAAAATATCAAAAGCTGCTGGCACAGGCGTTATTACAGAAGGCTCTAGTTATTCAGCAAACGCTTCTATTACAGGAACGCTTGGGATTACAGGTGTAACTTCTGCTACTGGCGGTATTGTTATTGGCGCTGCAAGCAGTCTCCAACTAATTGGTGTTACTGCAACTACAGCAACAATCGCTGTAACAGATGATACAAACACTATCGTCACAATCGCTCAACCTGCGGGAACTATTCTAAAAGATTTAATAGCTTACCCTGCTGGAAACCTTGTTACAGCTGGATCTAGTGGTAACGATCTTGACATTTCTATTGGTACAGCATCTGCTGGCGCACAGCTACTAGCTGCTACTGCAATACTTGATGATGGTGGTGCTGCTGTAACTTGGACAGCTAACGTACCTCTTTACATTATTAAAGATTCTCATGGTACTGCTGCTAACCAATTTGCAACTACAGGAGTTGGCCCTAAAGGTGGCCCAGCTACTACAGAAGCTATTGTTATTGCAGGAGCGTTATATAGCGCAGCCGCAAGAAACATTTTTGTTACTTTACGTCCAATAGGGGCTGATTTGGCTACTGCCGCAACTACTGTTAAGTATATTGCTGTTTTCCAAACATTGTAATAATGGTGGGGAGGTAAAACTCCCCTAGTTGCAGGAGTAAGGTATGAAGATGAAGAAAAAGATGAAGTACAACATGGGCGGCAAGGTCATGAAGTACAACAAGGGTGGTATGCCTGACTTAACTGGAGACGGCAAAGTAACACGGGCTGATGTCTTAAAAGGTCGTGGTGTAGAGCTAAATATGGGCGGTAAAGTACCTACTTACGCAGGTATGCCCATGATGGCTGAAGGCGGCGTAGTACCCAAAAAGAAAAAGAAAAAAGTCAGCAAAAAGAAGTCCATTGATGGTATTGCTAGACGAGGTAGAACTAAAGGCCGGATGGTCTAAGAGGGTTTAATTATGAGTGGAATTTCAGATGTAATCCCAGTAACGATCACCGCAGACACTGTAGCCTTAGATGCAGACGGTATATCAGTAGCCACATCTGTTGGCAATAATGCGGCATTAGTTATTGGTGGCGCTTTAGCCGACGGTGGTTCTGTTACACTTAGTCACGGAAGGATAGTCACTATTCTTTCTGCAGGCAATGATTCTGCAAAATCGTTTACTGTTACTGGAACAGATATTAATGGTGATGCTCAAGTAGAATCAATAACAGGCGCAAACGCAGGTACAGCTACTGGAGCCGTGTACTTTAAAACAATATCTGGCATTTCTGCAGTAGGTAATCCAGCAGGCAATGTCTCTGCGGGTGTTAATGCTTCGGCTGCCGATGTTATTTTTACAATGAGAAGCAGGCTAAAAGGCATGTTTCTAACCAGTACAGCAACAGCGGGAGAAGTTGATTTTCTTACAACTTCACCAACAGGGACAAGTATTATGCAGCTTAGTTCTGTTGGTGATGCTGATGCGACAAGAGATGTAACTATTCCTGATCAGGGTGTGGTGTTTACAGATGGTATTTACATACAGTACACAGTCTCAACCTTCTTAACTATGACAGTGTTCCATGCGTAATGGCTACTTCAGAAACAGCGGCGTTTAACTTAGATTTAAACGAAATAGTAGAAGAAGCATTTGAACGTGCAGGTTCAGAAATGCGTAGTGGGTATGACCTAAAGACAGCAAGGCGATCCCTTAATTTACTATTTGCTGAATGGGCTAACCGAGGCATTAATCTTTGGACAATAGAGGCAGGTACGCAAGTACTTACTTCTGGCACAGCAACTTACGATTTACCTCTTGATACCGTTGATGTTATTGAACATATTGTTAGAACAGGATCAGGTACTTCTCAATCAGATATAGCTATATCGCGTATGAGTGTTTCTAGTTATGCGTCTATTCCTAATAAAAATATTACGGGTAGACCCAATCAGATATATATTGACCGCAAAAGTGGGGCTACAGAAGGTAGTACAGTCAAATACCCACAATTTACACTATGGCCTGTACCTGATAGCACAGAAACTTACACATTAGCGTATTGGCGACTCACTAGGATACAAGATGCGGGAACTGGTG